CACCACTACGGGTCTATCTGGGGTGGAAATAGATTCCAGTTCAGCAACATCGACAGCGACCCTTCAGGTTAGAATCGTTGCTGGTTATGAAACTCCAAGCAATACAATTTCCACTGCAGCAGCAGGGAATAACAGTGTATTTGTTGTGAAGATCAATAACCATCAATTAGGTTCTAGTACTGGAACAGCTGGCGTATAGGAGGTTATTATGGCTATTAATAGAGCCCAATTAGCGAAAGAGCTAGAACCTGGCCTAAACGCCTTGTTCGGTATGGAGTATTCTCGTTATGAGAACGAGCATGCTGAAATTTTTGACAATGAAGCAAGTGACAGAGCTTTTGAAGAAGAAGTAATGTTAGTTGGCTTTGGCGAAGCAGCAGTAAAACAAGAAGGTGCAGCAGTTCAATTTGACACTGCACAAGAATCTTTCACTGCTAGATATACTCACGAAACTGTTGCATTAGCATTCAGTTTGACTGAGGAAGCTGTCGAAGACAACTTGTACGATACTTTATCGGCTCGTTACACAAAATCATTGGCACGTTCAATGGCTTACACAAAGCAAGTTAAAGCAGCGAACATTTTAAATAATGCTTTCTCAACTGCTGGTGGTGATGGTGTTTCTTTAGTAAACAGCGCACACCCAACTGCTTTAGGTGGAACTTTTTCAAACATAAGTTCAACTAATGCTGACTTGAACGAAACCTCATTAGAGCAAGCAATGATCGACATCGCAGGCTTTATCGACGAAAGAGGCTTAAAAGTTGCAATGCAGGGAAGAAAATTAATCATCCCAGTAAACACGCAATTTGTAGCGGATAGAATCTTAGAGTCTACTCTAAGAGTCGGTACGTCTGACAATGACATTAACGCACTCAGAAATATGGGTATGCTACCTGATGGTTATGTAATCAACCACTATCTATCAGATACTGATGCATTCTTTATTAAAACTGATGCTCCTAATGGATTTAAACACTTCACAAGAGCTGCCCTTGCTACTGGCATGGAAGGTGATTTTGATACAGGAAACATGAGATACAAAGCACGTGAAAGATATAGCTTTGGTTTCTCAGATCCTAGATGTGTATACGGATCTCAAGGTTCATAAGAATTAACTAAATCTTTCTTAGGTGAAGAAGGCGGTTGCGAGACCGCCTTTTTTATTATACACTCCTCATAAGTATCCTAGATTAATTTAGTCGTGCACACTGGCTAGGCAGACGTGTATAGAGACTGCATGACAAGGGCTATACAACCAAGGAGGCAATATGGCTAACCCACATTTTCAGAACATGATCCTATGGGCAGGTAACAATGAGGCTACCGAAGCAAAAAAGGATCAACCAATGTTCATGCCATATCCGTCAGATCAAACTTTCTACGGATATTTTAACGACTTTGTTCAATACAATGCAAGCGATTGGACAATTACTACAACTGAAGCAGGCTCAGGTAGTGCAAGTGAAGGAATTACTTCAGGTGCAGGCGGTCAATTATTAATTTCAAATGATGACGCTTCAAGTGATTCAGACTTTTTACAATTAAAAGGTGAACCGTTTAAACTAAGCACAAGCAAAAGAGCATACTTTTCAGCTAGATTTAAAGTAAATGATGTAGACCAAAATGACTTTATTATTGGATTACAAATTACTGATACAACTCCATTAGATGTATCAGATGGTGTGTATTTCATAAGTGTAGATGGTTCTGCTGCTTTACTCTTAAATGTTGAAAAAGATAACTCTGTAGATGCGACTACAGTTGCTACAATGGAAGATGATACTTTCATTACTGTAACGTGGTTTGTAGATCCAGATAGATCTGCTGTTTATTATTCAATTAATAATGCAACTCCAGTAAAAGTATCAAATGCAAAACTACCTGATGACGAAGAGCTGACAATATCTTTTGGTATTCAGAATGGTGAAGCTGCTGGTAACACTATGACTATTGATTACGTCAATATGATTGTTGAAAGATAGGAGTTGTAAATGTACGCTTTAAAAAACAAACAGTTGACAGCAAGCGGACAAGTGACAACTAAAGTATCGGCAGGCACTAATACACTTAGTGCTCCAGCTAGAGTTGTTGGACTTAACATTAGATGTGGTGCAACTTTAGGCAGAGTTGATTTAATAGATAATGGTTCAGGTGGAACTGTTAAATTTACAATTCCAACTCCAGCTATAGGTTCAGGTGAAGATGAAATTTTACAGGTTAGTTTTCCAGATCCAGGAATGAGATTTGAAACTGATCTTTACTGTTTCTTCAACCACGCTACACATGTAGAAGTTTTATATGGCTGATAAACAACCACCAAAAACTAAAAAATATTTCCGCTCCACAAAGTCTGGAGCGGGAATGACTAAAGCTGGGACTGCACGTTACAGACGTGAGAACCCTGGTTCTAAATTAAAAACAGCAGTTACAGGTAAAGTTAAAAAAGGATCAAAAGCTGCTAAAAGAAGAAAATCTTACTGTGCAAGAAGTGCAGGTCAAATGAAAAAATTTCCAAAAGCAGCAGCTAATCCTAAATCAAGATTACGACAAGCAAGAAAACGTTGGAAATGTTAAGTGAGAATTGTTTTTATCATATTATGTTTTGTTTTAGTTTTTAGCGCAATTACTAGCGCCAATGGAGCAGATACAAATACAGTGAGTTCAACGGTTGTGACGGATAAATCTGTACCTACCGCAAATTCACCTAGTGTTGTTGTAAACAATTCTGATGTCTGTAAGACAGCTGCGGCGGGTGCTGTGCAAACCCAGATTCTAGGAATTAGCAGCGGAATCACTATCACAGACGAAAACTGTGAACGTATAAAATTATCACGCTCACTTTACGCATCAGGTATGAAGGTTGCAGCAGTAAGTTTGCTTTGTGGAGACCCTAGAGTTTGGGATGCCATGCATATGGCAGGGACCAGCTGCCCTTACATGGGAGCTATCGGTTCGGAAGCTGAAGAAGCTTGGAAACAAAACCCTGACATGATTCCTGAAGGAAGTGTAGTGCTTGCTAAAATGGAACAAGAAGAAGAAAAAATAAAAAAATCACAAGGATTAACAGATGGTCAAAAATTTCTCAAATTTGTTATATTGGGTATGGCTATGCATTCTGGTATCGTGGCATTCGCCCCTTAGAGCAGAATGTCCTGTCACATCCACAGGATTATGTACGCCAGGAGTTGAAGAAACCATTGTTATAGATGAAGTAGAAACCATTGAATATGAAGCTGATGGTTATACAGTCACAACCGAAACTACCACTACAACCACAACAGTAACTACAACAAATCCAGATTCAGGAGATATTCTTGATGGAGATGCTGGATATGTTTCATCAAAATTTGAAGGGGACATGGATACAGACTGGGGAGGTCAAGGTCCTGCATCAATGCCTTCTGGCAACAGTTGTTATAATTTAGGCACAGATAAATGTGCTCAAATAACTGGATCAGGTAATTCAACTTCTACACAGGGTGTACCAGGAATGGGTACAACATTTATACAAACTGTAGATATATCAGATTTGGATATACAAAATGGTGGAAGAACTAATTATTCAATAAAAGTAGATAAACGCGATTCTCAAGATAGAATCTATATGCATATCACAGGTAAAAATGGAAATACGTCAATATTTAGTGGCACAGATATATTATCAGAGTCTGGTGTGGCAAGTGGCTATCAAACTTATGAAAATGGTTTTGATTTTGCAGGAACAATTACAAAATTAATTATTGAGGTAGGTGGACGTGATATTAACTTAGCAATTGGCCCGCTTTTTGACGATATACAAATAAACGTATTATACAACGTAGTTTCTACCATAGTTACAGAACATATACTTAGTGTTGAAATGTGGGTAGCATATGGTGGTAGCACAGAAGCAGAAGTTATAGATATTGTAGAAAACATATTTGAACATAATGATATTGTAGTTCCTGATGCTCCAGGCGATGATATGTATTTTGAGCCAGAGTTTGATGAACCCGACATGGAAATATCTTATGACACTGTGGAGATGGAAATGGACTTTGAAATGGATTTTAATATGGAAATGCCTGACATGGAAATGGATTTTGAAATGCCAAATGTTACAGTAGATGAAGTTGAAGTAGCCACTATAGAATTTGAAATGGAAATGGAAATGGAAATGGAATTACCTGATATAGAAATGCCAGAACCAGAAATGGAAATGCCAGAACCAGAAATAGAAACTCAACCAGAGATAGAGGAAGTAAAAGAAGAACCTATGGAAGAAACACAACCTGAGCCAGAACCAGAACCACAACCTGAGCCAGAATTAGAACCAGAACCAGAGGAGGTACAAAATGAACCTACTGAAGAAGATACTGAAGAAACTGAAACTAATACGCAAGAAGAGCCTGAGCAGGAAGAAAGCTCACCAGAGGCTGATGCAGATGAAGATAAACAAGAAGATATGGAAGAAACAGAAGATAAGGGTGAAGCCGAAGAGAAACCTGTAAAAAAACCAGAGTCTAAAAAGGAAAAAGCAGCGAAGAAAATTGTAAAAAAGATGGGGGATAAGGGTAGATATGATTCAACAAATCAGTTAAAAACATTAATAGTCATGCAGGTATTGGGTGATACTAAAACTTTTTTTGATTCACAAAAAGAGTTAAATGATAGAATGGATTTTTTTACGGATTATATGATACCAGATAGTAAAATACAAAATAACAATATAGCACAATGGTATTTATTTGCTGGTAGTGACGGCTTAATAAATGAAATGATAGATAGTCAATGGCAACAGAAGTAGAAGTAGGTGGTATTAAATTTAGAGGTGGCAAAATATTTGTCATACTTACAGCATTAACCACAGCAGGTGGTGCGTTGTGGGGTGGTTTTGAATTTTACAAAGACTACCTTAACATGAAAGAACAAATACAAAATTATGTGGCTCCAGATTTATCGGAGTTTGACAAAAATATTGCTCTTACAAAAGAAGAAATGTCTAGTAAAACAGAACTGTTACAAACAGAAATAGAAATGTTAATGGGTGAAATGGAAATGATGATGCAAGAAATAAGACTTGTTTCTGATGTAGCTAATGAACTTAAAAACGATTTACGTCAAGATGTTCGTAGAGTTGAATCAATTGTTAATGATGTTGAGCAACAAGTAAAAGAAGATTCTAGAGATAATGCTAAAGATTTAAAATCTACAATTGATACTTTAGAAGATGACATGAAAAAGTTAGAAGAAAAAATAAAACTAGCACAAAAAGAGTTAGAAGAAAAAATGGATAAAAGGATTAAAAGAGCATTAGAAAATCCTTTAGGAGGGTAAGATGAAAATATCAGATAATACAAGTGTAAGTATGCCTATGAGAAATCTTCTCAGCATACTAGGAGCTACAGCTCTGGGTGTGTGGGCCTACTTCGGCGTAATTGAAAGGCTAAATAATATTGAGACCCAAGGTAAGTTAATGTTATCCGATGTTGAGAAAAATACAGAGTTTAGAATTAAATGGCCTCGTGGTGAAATGGGCAATTTGCCAGCTGATAGTCAGCAGGACATGTTAATTGAATTTATGGCAACTCAAATTGAAGCTATGCAAGAAGAAATGGAGGGAATGATGAGCAATACCGTAAACATAAAAAGAGCACAGCAAGATATAGAAAAATTAATTACAGATACAGAAAAGCTGGAGGACAAAGTGAGGGCCAATGGAAGTCATTAGCGTAATACTTATGTTCGTTTTCGGAAACATGAATGATCAAGCAACTCAAATGACACAGTATATTCCCATGAAGTCATTATCTTCTTGTATGAAAGAAGTACGATTACTTAAAAAGAAAAATACTGGGTATGATAAAGATGCTTTCTGTGGTCCTGGTATAGTAGAAATTAAAGATGGTGAAGTAATGGCTCTTTATAATGAAATACCAGAAGGTGCCACGATGGTAAAAAAAGATATAGATGCAGCAGCATTTGAGCGATGGTCTTTAAGAGCAAAAGCGAAGTGGGATTAATGGAACCAGTAACTATAGCTTATGTTATTTTTGGAACTTTATGGGTTATGGGAGCAATTACTTACTTATAAAATATGGCGACAAAATTACCAAACAATCAATACTTTACACCAGTCAAAAAAAGGACTAGCATAGGAAATTCTTCACGCACGAGGCCGAAGAATAAAAACAAAAGACGTCAATACGTCAAATATAGGGGTCAAGGTCATGGGTAAATTGTGTCCTAGAGGTAAAGCAGCAGCGAAAAGAAAATTTAAAGTTTATCCTTCTGCTTACGCTAACATGTATGCAAGTGCCGTTTGTTCTGGAAAAGTTACACCAGGTGGAAAGAAAAATAAAAAAGCTGCTGGAGGAATGATTGAATCAAACAAACTTTCACAACAAAGAAAAGCAGTTTCTCAATTTAATAAAGGTGGTATCGCGCGCGGGTGTGGAGCAGTTAAAGAAAACAAACGAAAAAAAACTAAATATAGTTAATGGCAAAGAAAGGATTAAGAGCATGGGTCAAAGAGAAGTGGGTCGATATTGGAGCTCCGAAGAAAGACGGAAAATATCAACCTTGTGGCAGGTCAAAGGGGAGCAAAAGAAAGTATCCAAAATGCGTTCCACTTGCAAAAGCCACACGGATGAGCGCGTCGCAAAAGGCGAGTGCTGTCAAACGAAAAAGAGCTGCGGGTAATCCAGGTGGTAAACCTACAAATGTAAAAACATTTGCAGCTAAAGGAGGTCTTATCTCAAAAGAAAGAAGAGCAGGAGCAGCCTTACGAGGCTTTAATTTTAAAGGTGTATTCTAAAAAAGAAATAATAAAAGACGTACGTAAATGGTCAGAACTTTTTTTAGAAGTTCCCAATAAACATTTGAGCGGAATGCCTGCATGTCCTTTTGCAAAAAAGGCATGGAAAGAAAAAAATGTCCTTGTTGAAGTTAAATTAAAAAATAAATGGTACAAATCACAACTGAATAATCATTTAGATAATATAAAATTTAACAATGAAGTTGGTGGTAAAGAAGGATATGATTTACTTATATTTTGTGACCCTTATTTCAACTATTCTACTGATAATTTTCAAAATGTTATAGATGAGTATAATGACTGGTATAATACCAAAGACTTATTTTTTATGGGATTTCATCCTGACAATCCCGCGAATGTAGAAGAACAAGAATTCCTTGTATCTCCTTCAGGGGAGAAAATGCCAGAAGAAGAGGGGTATAATTATTCTATGATGTTAATACAAAAGTTCTCGCTATTACAGGAAGCTTCTGATAAATTACACAAATCTGGTTACTATAAAGAGTGGCCAGTGGGATACTATCAAGACGTTGTAGCATCTCGTGCAAAAACTTATAAACGAATATTCGGAGGTAAACATGCCAGGAAAGAAAAAATCAGCTAAAGTAAAGAAAAAAATGGGCGGTGGAATGATGGGCCCTAAAAAGAAAATGGCAAGAGGTGGTGCTGTCAAAAAACGTGGCGGTGGAATGATGAAGAAAAAGAAGGTAAAATAATAAATGCCAACTTATGCTTCAACAGCAACCTTTGATCTGTCTATAGATGATATAGCAGAAGAAGCTTTTGAACGTTGCGGTTTACAAGTTCGTAGTGGATACGACTTAAAAACCGCACGACGTTCCCTTAATTTC